TCTACTTACTTCAATTAAATAACTATGAGATAATAAAGTCCCAGTTGGTGATATATCATCTTTTAATCTATCATATTCTGTAAAAAATTCTTCGACACTTAATCCACTACCCTCATCAATATTAACACTTAATTCTGTTATAGTTCTATCTACAACACTATTCAATAATTTTTTTCTTATTGCTGGTTGTGTCGCTTCAACAGCAACAAATTGATTTGGTCTATTTAAACCACCACCATCATCTGGATCTTCATATAAAATAATAGAACCATCCTCATTTCTTAAAGTAGGTGTTGAATTTGCACGAGATCCCGTAGCTCTCATAGCCACAAATTCTCTTTCTACTTGTTCATCATAAGATCTTCTATTTGCTGAAATTATATCTTGATAATGTTCATTACTATCTAATTCTTCTTTAGTATATGGCATTTTATCTCTTCACTTTAAATTCCCAGCTATCATCAAATATCATATCTAATTCATCTGTAGTATTACTTCCGCTCACCACTTGAAAAAGAATTCTATAATCTCTTTCTGGTTGAAATGATGACAACCATAAATTAAAATAATTACCGTTTGAATCACAACTAACAATTGAACCTGTACCAAATGGAACAATTACATCTTCAGTAAAGGCATCCCTAACAGAATAATATGTACCATCTATATCCGTTGTACTTCCACTCGGTAAATACTTTACTGTAAGATTTTGGGATGTTGTAGAATATATTTTTCTTGGAAATCTAGTCCTTCCCACAAAATTAAATCTATGTTTTGTATTTTCTTTATATTCTGGCCTTAACCCCTTCATATAAATTACTGCATCTTGCAAATCAGATCCAGTTAATGGTGTTAAAGAACCCGTAGTCCAACTTGAATCATCCCACTCTACCTCTAATTTTGGTGGATATATTGTATGAGTATCCCTTGAGAAAAAACTTAAATGTCCTAATTTATCTGTACTACCTTCTGGTGCATTAGAATCTGTATTACCAATACTTCCACTTCTCTTTAACATAAATCCTTCATTTGCAACTGTACCAGATAACCACTTATTTACAATATCATTTACCTTCATTCTAATATCTATAGTATCAATATTTAATGACTGAGAAGCTTCGTATCCACTACCACTATACCAAGTACCTCCAGAATCATTAGAACCACTTACCCATTGAGTTGCAACACCCTCTCCATCTCTATATCTCCAACTTGCACCTTCCTTTGTAAATGGAACATCACTATAAGTTCCCTGACCCATAACCCAACTCTGACTTACTGGGTATGCATATAAACTTTGAGATGTTGCTAACTGTTGTGGATTAGCATCATATAAATTTAAATAATAATTTGCAGAAGTAGGAATTAAACCTCTTTGAATAGATGCTGATATATAACCCAAGTCAAATTTAACCAAAGCTCTAGTAACATTAACAACTGTTCCAGCACTATTCATATCTTTTCTTATTTCAAGAATTTCATCAAGCCCTGTATTAACACTTTGGGTTGCTTCACCCTGATATAAAGTTGTATCTTTTTCTGCGTACTCAAAATAATACATTACATATCTCCTAATGCTCTACCTTGAATATCAAGGTCAGGATATTTTAATTCAAAACAACTTGGATCCATAGAAGGATAAATAACCCCATCCTTTGTTGCTTCATTTATATCATAAATATTACCAGAATATCCGTCTGCGCTTTTCCATTTATTTTCAATTATTATTGGAAGAGAATTAGGATTATCTTGTGTTGGTGGAACTACTGCAGATACCCCATCAATCAAAGACATTTGATAAACTAAATCAGCTAATATAATTGGTTGATTAATTTGCCAGTTATCAGTATTAAAATAATCTTTTACCTTTTCGATACATCTCAATACTATCTCATGTTTATTAAATCCCTTAGCAGTAAGAACATTGAATTTAACACCAATATTAATAATCCAAGCATCCTTTAAATTAATTGCATCTGTTACCATTCTAAATTGCCCAAGATAAGTTTGTATATTTTCTTTAACAGCATAATTTAAAGCAACCAATTTTTTATTTGCATTATATCCTAACAGATATGCATTTAGTGCTAATGGATTTGGAATCCGAGTAGATTTTCCAGCTTTAATAGCAAGTTGATCTTCCTCTTCTGGAGTTAAATTTTCCTTAATAACTCCCTTCTTAACTAAATTACTACCTTTAGTTTTTTCTTTAACTGCATCAGTAGATGCCTCTAATTGTTCATCTTGCACAACATATGCTTTTGCAACATTACCAAATTTTGCTGGCAATGTATAAATTCTACTAATATAATCTTCCTTAGTTACACATCGAGCTTGTGCTTGAAAATGAGCAAGTGCATTATTTTTCATTTCAATTAAACTCTCTGAACTCTTTCCACCTGTTGCGGGGTCTGGATTATTTACTGCTACTGAACTTTTTACTGTAGATAAAGTAGCACTATCCAATGATCCTTCATCAATAGTAAAAGACACCTCAGAAAGATTTCTAATTTCACCTGCTGCAACATTATCACTTACACTACCACCATAAGAATATACTACCTTCAAAGTAGTATTAGAAGGTGCCTGACCATAAGTTTTAGTTTTAAGAAAATTAGTTGGATCAAATGCAGCATCAAATTTATTATCACCGCCCGGTAAAGTTGATCCTATACTATCTGGATTTGGAATAATCTCTTCATCTGGACTATCCGATACTCCAGCCCCAAATCTTAATTCAGTTTTATTATCTTTATTAATTCTTGATATAAATCGACGAGTTACTTTTCTTAATTTTAATAAATACGGAGCAGTATCATTATATTGTGCTAAATCTGGATCAGATGTAGTAGTATTTTCTGCTTGTTCAAATATAGTATCTTGTGCTAAAACATCTACTTCATACCATTTATTACTATCACTATCAGTTACATTTATAATATCCATAACGTTTGAATTTGCTAAAGTAATCTTAGAATATTTTTGAGCAGATGCCATATCAAAATATTCTGTAGCAATTTTTCCACTAACCAATGTTGCCTTCTTCTTTAACAAATAATAAGTCGGTAAGTTAGTAACAGTACTTGTTTCATAAATATCAACTGTCATTGGATCAAAAGAACCAGAAAATTTAAAATTAACATCATCTAAAGTTCTAAATATAACATTATTTGTTTGGGATTCTATTCTCATTCCATCATCAATAGTTAAAGCATAAGTCATATCAGGTTGTACAGCATCTCCTGTTCCAGTTGCTGGTACTATTTGAAAAACATCTGCTTTAGTAACTGATGGTGCTGATAATTTTGGTTTGTATCCTAAAGATTGAACTATTTCATAAATAGTTTTTCTTTCTTCAGCATATGCTAACAACGATTCTTTAAATTGATTATCTATGTAATATGAAAGAACATCTCCCACATAAGAAGCCATTTCAATAAACATCATACCTGGAGATGATTCATTAAAATCACTATATGTATCTGGAAAATAAACTTTTGAAAATTCTATTAAATCATTTCGAAATGTAGCAAAATCTTTATTTAAATATCTTACTTCTTTTTTAATATCCTTAACCGGCATATTCTATCTCCTAACCTGGGGTAGTATTAAAAGGTAATGTCAATGTATCTAAATTTTCAGGATCTAAAGTTGTACTAAATTTAATTCGTACACTAATCATATTAGGGTTTGTCATATCCTGATTAACTGATACATCAGCAATAGTTATATAAGGTAGCCATATTGACACTGCATCATCTATTGCACTTTTTACTTCTTCTTCTATATCACCATCAATTTGTTCAAATAATATATGATGTAATTTAGATCCAAACAAAGGTTGTTGAACTCTTTCACCAGGAATAGTTTTCAAAAGGTTTTCTAAATTACTTAAAGATTGTTCAACAAGAGTTTTACTTTGATTGAAAAACCCAACTCCCTCAGACCTACCAAGTGGAAAAGTTAAACCTATCCAAGTATCTGGATTTAAATCATTTGCTAATACACCCA